AAGTGTTAGTGGTCCCAGAGTCAAGGTCATCGTTGAACAGCTTGATGCTGGTAATGCTGGCATTGGTTGGAACCGGTGCAAGCATCACAGTGTCGGATGCAGACAGGTCACCAGCCGCAAGGGCGATGGTTCCCTGTGCTACACGCTTTACACCGTGCAGTTCATGCGATGCGTTCATGACTTGAGGGCTAGCCTCAAAGTTGGAAACAAGAGAAGTGTTTACGTTAGCCATTTGTTAATCTCCTCTTAGTCCGGGGTTTCGTCACAGTTGACCTGAACGACCTTGGCCTTCTCCATGCGCACCGCGCCGATGCTCATGCAGTAGTACACCTGAGTCGCGTAACCCTTGTCGGAACGCTCGTCGATGCGTGCAGATACATCTTTGCCAATACCCAGGGTGATGCCATCCTCGGCCCAAGCAAAACACTTGCGAACGTCACCAGATGCAGCAGTTTCTGCGTCATCAGTGGTGTTCAGGCGGTTGGTCATGATGAACTTGAAGCCCATGAAGGTGTCGAGTTCGCCCTGTACCAGAGCCTTTACAGTGTTGAAGTCGCTCGAAGTTACCGTGGTGTCAGCCAGCAGATTCTGAATCTGGCTTGGGCCAGCGGCAAAGTAACGAGGAATCGACGGGTCAACGTCACCGCGGTCAAGCAGTTCCTTCGCCTCACGCAGCTTTGCGAGGGTCAGGTTGGTGTTGCCGTTTGCGATGTAGTTGTCGTCAGAGGAGCTAAACGCTGCCTCAGTGCTGCTGCCGGTTTCGCCAGTGGAGGCTGTGCCAAGAGCAGCGGTGATAACGACATCATCCATTGCACGACCCATAGCTGCTGCTGCGGCTTGTGCGTAGGATGAAGTCGGGTCGATGAGCATGCGAATTTTGTCCTGGTCATCAATCAGGTCAGCATACTCGTAGTCAGCCAGGCTCAGACGACGCCGCTCATGCGGAGTGTCAAGCTGGGGAGTGTCGGCATGGCGGGAGGTGCGAAGCTGCGCCGTCGCCAGACCGATTTGGTCGATGAAGGCATTCTTACCAACAACATTCTCGATGCGCACTGCGTCACGCAGACGGGAACCCATCTGCTGTGAGAGCATCTGCACGTTTGCAGAATACTGTTGCACAAATGCCGTAGTGACTTGAGTAGACATTAGCCTACCTCCTTCTCTACAGTTGCGTTTACAGTAAGTTGCGGCGTGCTACCCTCACGGACACTCCTGGCTTTTCGGGCCTGCTTGCGGCCACCGTCTTTCCGGTTGTCGGCAGGACGGGCTTGCCCGCTACCCTGCGTCACCCACTCGTAGTATGTATCTGCGAGTAGGTGGGGATTTAGTACGTCTCTTTGAGTACCATACTCAAGTGCGAGGCGCAAACATTCAAGCCTAAGCTCTATTTTGTCATCCATGAACCATTTCCATTAGCTCTTGAACGCGGTCAATGGCTTGCTGTCTGCCGACCACATTCTTGCGGTCAGTGTAGACTGGCGAAGACATGATGCTTTCAATTTCAGCCTGCGCCTCACGGCGGGACATTGTGCTGCTAATAGCGTTGTCAGCGACGGTATCTTCGCTGGTTACGCTGGAACGGAACTCGGCCATCTTGGCAAAAGCCTTGATAAAGTCAGGATGATTGCCGACCTTTGTGCCATCTGCTAGACGCATTTCAAGCAACTCGCCGCTGCCAAACTGCTTGGCAATCTTGCCCGCGTCTTCGATGCGCACATCAAACTCGTCGCCCCACTCCTTGCGGAGTGCTGTTTCAGTGCTTGCGCGTTGTTGCGTTTCCGCTGCTTCGCTTAGTTGCCCGGACTCCTGAACCATAGCACGGTAATATTCCAGCACACCGTTAGCTTGGTCAGGCGTTAGGCGCAGATTATGCGCTACATCAGCGTAAGACTTTGCAACATCTTCGGTCACAATGTTGCCATCAACTGCAATTTCATAGCCATCCGCACTTTCTGGACGGCCAAGACGGCTATAGATGTTGTCAAGGTCTTCGGCTGTTGGGTTGACTGGCATCGGTAGCTTGTCCGCGCCAATCAGTCTTTGTGCGTTTACATAAGAACGAGCGAGGTTCTCGACATCCTTAATTGGTCCCAGGCTTGGGTGGTCACGCAAATCCTCCGGTATAGTGGATAGGAACTCGTTACCAGACCCGCCCTGTGCTACCTCTGCTGGGGTTTCCATCAGTGTAGTTTCAGGCTGGGCTACCTGTTCGATAGCTTCCTCTGACATTGTTACTCCTGTGTCATCATGTTGTGGATGTGAAGCAGGACAGCGCGTTTGCCCTCTTCAAATGCGGTGGCGTTTGCATCGCCAGCCACATAGCTGGACGCCCTCCAGTTCGCACGGGCCTCCAAGTCTCGCAAGACCTTCTGACCGCCCTCGGTCTCAAAGGTCTCTTTGTATATATGCTTTAGCTTTTCTATGTCCTTCACGATTGAACCATCCTCACGGCCTGTGCAGCCTGCGCTGTTGTGTAAACATCCTCTTGGTCACGCTGGCGCTGCATAGCCTCTTGCTCTGCTTGCGCCCGCGCTTCACGAGTTTCGTTTACTTCACGCTGCGACCTGAGTGTGGCTTTCGGGACACCAAGTGAATCTGTGACGTGGCGAACCAGTCCATCAGGGTCGATGTGGTCGCCAACCGGCAAGCTCTGCGCCAGAGGCAGGAGAATCTCAAGCGCCCGCATGGTGTTGTTTAGGCTGCTTGATTTCTGCGCTCGTGCCAGCGGTGAGACATACTCAATATCAATGTCACGACCTTGGAGGACTTCAGGTGCCGGTGCCAGCATGTCGTTGCGCAACATTAGCGCAAACACACGGTCAATCAGCGGGCGAAGCATCTCATTCATGAGCCTGCCCAGCACAGGGCCAATGACCCTCATGCGCTCTTCCTGCCTTTGAATCACCTCTGTCGCGGTCATCTGCGGAGAGCCAGCAGTCAGAATTTGGTCAACATAGAACGCTTGGCGAATAGCGGTGCGGCGCTGTTCTTCCATGTTCAGACCAATAGGGATGTTGGCACCCGTATTCAGCGGCGTAATCGTCTCGCGGGAGCCGGAACGGAAGAAGTTCAGGCCGCCCGGCTGGGTGCGAATAGGTAGCAAGAAACCGTCATCCGGCACCAGCAGCGGCGGGTCAATCTGCTTCTGAGCCGCTTGGATAATAGTTTTTGACATAAGATTCAACATCTTAACGTCAGGCAGCGCTGTCATCGCAGGGCTACGGCCCATCACTTCGCCGGTAGCTTTCAAGAAGCGAGGCACAACATAGGGCAGTTCTTCAAAGCCACCTTGTGAAATCTCCATCCCGGTAGCCTTGCAAACATACACCGACATAAACGGCATGTTCATATTGTCCGGCGCGGTTACATCGCGGTCGGTGCGCGGCATGACAGCGTGAAGGATTTCTACCTCTTCGTCGCCGTTCTTCTCGTGCTTCTTGCGGATAAAGTCACCGACACGCTCAAGACCAAAGCGCTCTACAGCCTGTGTGGCTGTCATCTTGTAAAGCCGGTAGACCGTATTAACCATGCCATACTGGTCTTCCTGAACATAATATTCAGAAATGTGGCGGGTGCTAAACCGTAAGTTCTTGCGGTCCATCTCGCAGAACATGCAGGCCGTGCCAAACACAACCAGGTCAACATACGCTTCATGCACCTCAGTCTCAAAGTTTGACCGCTGGAAGGCCTGCATCATACGCATGCTGGTGTCTTGCAGCCATTCACGAACATCGTCATCGCGGTTAATCATCTCGTCCTTGACATCCAAGTGGAACCAAGGCGATGCACCGCTGGTCAGCATCCCGTGCAGGAAAGCCGCCATCAGGTCGATGGATTGAAGCGCAGTGCCATCATAAATAAGCTCCATGCGCTTTTCACCGCGAGACCGCTTCTTCACAATGTCTGCCTTGCGGGGCAGCATATAGTCCGCAAGTTCCTGGTAATGCGTGTCCCAGTTATCCCTGCGGCTCTTGAGGTAATCGAAGCGTTTAACGTGTTCGGATGCTTTGTTCATAGCTAACCCATCAATGTCGGTGTGCCAGTTTTAGTCTCTGTCGTATCACCCAAAGCGCCAGCAACAATCGTAGCACCCCTTCCCTTGCGTCTCGCACGGGCTTGGGTTTCGGCCTCTTCTGCCAAAACACGGGCGCGGCCAAGGTCAGGCTCCGGAGGAGGAGGCGGAGGAGGAGGTGGCGGTGGTGGTGCGGACGGTGTTAGAAAGCTCATTTCTACCTCTGTGGCTTTGGTTCAGGCA